TCCCTATGTGGTCTAAATTCAAGTGCCCTTTTTTGTGTAGCCTCACCCAATTATCTGCTGCTAAGTCGATTGACTTTTGTTCGTTCATTTTTGGGTCTCCTCTCTGTGAATTGATATGCGGTTGTCATCATCGACGTAGGTATAGATCGTGATGCCTAGATCTTCGATCTCATAGCCTGTGCATGGCCCGTGGTCTGAATCTATGTCGAAAGATTTATGGCAACGCCAGTGGCCTTCTGCTTCTTCTCCCTTGAGAGTTTCTTCATAAATCCAATCGAGCGCCCTTGCTTCTTTCTCTTTTCGTATACGAGTCGCCAGTCTGTTCATTGTTAGGTTGGGGCCAGAAGCCGCCTGGCAAACCTTCCAAACGAGGTTATTGATCATGTCAAGCTGCACATCGGTTAAGTTGCTAAGATCCATTTCATCTATTTCTAATTCGCTCATCGGGTTCTCCTTATGTGTTGAATAGTTGCAGCAACTTGGTTGCCATGAAGGGGAAGTAGTTTTCGCAGATGTAGTCCTCTCGCCTCTCGCTGTCACCCTCCTTGAGTCCACCAGTGCGTCGGGCTAGGTCGATGATGTCTGTGTATGAGAAGGCGATGTTCATAGTGCTGCACAGGCCAGACAGCCAATCGACACAAGCCTTGTGCTGTCCTGATCTCTCGATCAACCAGCCCATCTCTGACTCGAAGTTACGCTTGGCGGCGACGATCTTCTCGCCATCGGTCATGCTTTGTTCGTTGTATGGGTTGCCGTCTGGATCGGTGTATCCTTCCAAGGTGATGCTGTCGATCAGGTATTGTTTGATTTGGTTAGTCATTTGGATTTCTCCTGTTGGTTTGTGAAATTATTTTGCAGTGATAATTCCTGCATCGATCAGGTTTTGTATGGCCCAAGGTTCTATTGCCTGCGCTGCGATTAGCTGCCAAGCAAAGCCGGTATCGACTAGGTATTGCCAAGCCTCGATCACCTTGGTCTCATCGGCCTCGATAAACCCTTTAACAATGCCCTCGGCTGAGTAGTTATCCATCAGATTGTCTCCCAGTAGCTGTTGACTGGGCGATAGCGGCAGTCCCATGTATCGATCAGGTAGCCGTGCTCGACTGCCGTGAGGTGTCCGCTATTGCGGACGATGGCTATGCCTTTGTAGTCCCAGTCGCTGAGTTTGATCAGCTTGCCGTTGTCATCGCGGGGTGGCTTACGTTTGACCAGCCCTTGATCCTCGGCATACCAGATCCAAACTTTGTCGTGATTGGGAAAGGCCCACATGAGTTGACCAATCCCCATTAGATCAGTGAACACTCTGGCGTAAGGCTTACCCAGCACAACGCTGAGTGACCTCACAACGCAGTCATCCTTGAAAGTTTTGCAGCCTCGAACACTTGCGTCCCATTGTTGATACTTCATAGCTAACGCCCTCCGTAATTCATGCCTGTGGTCGCATAAAGATATTCTTTTAGTTCCTTGATCTCTCGTCTCAGTACCATGTCTTTTGATGCTTCACTATTGAAGCAATAGCAGGCGCTGAATGTATTGACGCTTTGATAGTCACACGTTAAATACCATTCAAGATTTCGCAGGTGATCTGGTAACCAATGCTCCAGCTTGTTGTTTATCGTTCCCATTATCGCCCTCCAAAATAGAATCGTGCGTCATCATCAAAATCACGCACTGCTATGAACATCACGCCTGCTGAGATCGAGCAGAACGCAAGGCCCATGAACTTCATAGCCAGGACGCCAAAGCGCAGGTCATCGATGCTTGTGGTGGTAAATGCGTAGTGGGTGAAGAAAACGCCAACAAATAGTAATAGAATCGCTGCCGCCATCTTCATCATGAATGCTGCGAAGATCTTCAGTCCTCGCGTCAGGTCTCGAAAGAATCGTCTTGTTTTGTAGTTCATTATTGGATCTCCTGTTGTGTGGCAAAAGCCGAAAGTTTTTCTATCTTGTGATGCGCTTCTGTAAAGCATTCCTCTAATAGTTCGTTAGCAAGCTCCATCAGATATTCGTTGTTAGAATTAGGGTAATTAACCTCCACGCCCCAAATAGATTGTTCTGCCAACTCAACACCTTCTCGATAAATAGAGACACTAACTCCTCCATAGAACCAGTCATTCCTAAACCATGACGTTCTCGCAGCCATAAGGCTCTTGTGTGCTTCCTCATTCAGCCCTGTTAACGCTTGGTTTTCACTGTGCATATCGTCATCGTCAATGTGGTAGTCACTGTCATGCAAAACAGAAACACGCACACCCCATCCATTTACGTTGTCGCGTATGGTGTCTCCGGCACAAACGAAATTATTGAATTGCCCATTTATTTTTTTAACGCCCATCATTGGATCTCCTGTTGTGTGTTTAGTATAACGTATCACGAGCAACGAGTCGCAACAACTCGGTCAATTTGCTGATCAATGATTTGGTCTTGCATGTAATCAATGAGCACATCGAATCTAGCTAAGTCCAGTTCGGTGGGTTCGGGCCGTATGTTTGGATCGTTGGCTAACCTTTTAAGTTGGTTCAACTCAGCGACTCGATATGAATTTGGCAGGGTTAGATCGTAGTGATCTATCGTCTGCTCAACGATGTTTACTAAGTCTTTCAAGGTCAGGGACTTGATTTTCTCTCTCATGTTTTTCTCCTGTTGTTAGTAGGGTCGGTATCCCATCTCCGCCTGATATGTTTTCCAATCTTCGTATCGCTGGGTTTCGATATCTCGCACGTCTGCAAAGTATTCTTCGAGAAGCTCTGGTGTGAGCTTCGATAGGTTGTACCCTCTGACGGTGGTGCGTCCTTTGCACTCCTCGCAGGTAACGTCATAGCGTCCTGACATATAGCCATCTACGAAGTCGTCGTCCCAGTGATCCTGCTCATGCAATTCAGACATGCTCATGCCATCGAATGCGGGGTTGCCATGCTTGCCTTCGCCATTGCATCTAGGGCAAAGCATCCAAGCTTCTGGTATGACGTGGGCATCACCATTGCTTGAGTGCCATATGCCATCAAAGACTGGTGAGTTTTCTTTTGTTACTACCATGTTGTTCTCCTTATTGATTAGCGATGGCACGCTTCACTGCCATCACCCGTCCTTGCCATTTAGTTTTAGCCAGCTTCAGTGCCAGCAATGCCGCTGATTTTCGAGGGCGTATGCCGTACTCATCGAGGCTGTATTCAATCGCTGCCTGTAACGCCCCGTTCCAGTCGCAACCGACTTCGTATGTTGTGACCGCTGCATCTGCCATGCGGTCGATCTGATCGTCTGAAAGATAGGTGTGCATGTTTTTCTCCTTAATCAACTTTGACTCTCACCCTGCCCGCAATCCATTCGTCGGCAATGTGGTCGGGTATTGTTAGGCCAGTAGTCGGACGGTCGCCGTCCTCTTCGCTAAGATTTAATTGTGAGTGGTTCGGATATATCTGATACCTCTCACCGCTCAGCCGAGCGTGGAGCTTCCAGCGTTTTCCGTTAGTGTCAGTTAAGATCATTTGTCTACCTCTGGGGCCGCTACGCGGCCTCCTCTTGATTGATAGGTTGGCACTTGGCGATGTAGTCCACCGCCTGCTGCGCCAGTGATGCTGCCTTGTAGATAGCCTTGGGCTGCTCTTTCAAACAGGTCAGCCAGTTGGCGAGATACTCGGCATGGTCTGGCTTGGGTTCCATCGAGATGCCCAGCAAAGCGCACTGAAACGCTGCGCCTAGCTCAGCGACAAGCTCCTCGAATGCATACTTCTTGTCGCCAAACTTGTGACCCTTCTCACGGCTCAGTCGGTGCGAGGCACCCGTCCAGTGCGTTAGTTCGTGAAAGAATGTTGAGTAATAGCAATGCGTTGGGCTAGCGGTCTCGCTGCCAAGGAATAGCTCACGGTTCGGCATGTGGATAAAGTCGGCGTGTGAGTAGTACGCTGCACCCTTCGCACTGTGGCGCACGTCGGCACCTGTTGCGTTGATCCACTCATCTGCTGCCTGGATTATTTCAGTCTCGTCATTGAACTCGGTGGGGTTGGGGTTCACCCATGCCTTGCTGATAAACTGCTCTTTTTTCTTGCTGCCCTTGACTCGGCGCATACATGCCACACCAGCCACTTCTAGTTGATCAGCAGAGAAAACATGGTATGAGTTGAACACCCAGAACTTCACCTCTTCCTTAGTCTCTGGGTCTTCTTTCTTCCGTTCTGCCCAGAAGTACACGGTGCTGGATTTCTCGCCCTTGCGGACTTGGTATCCCTCTTGCTGCCATCGGTCATAGGTGGCCCAGTAGCCGCCACACATGCCCAGCATCAGTATGTTGATGCCTCGGTACATCTTGCGCCCATCGAATGCCCGGCGCGGCATACCGCCCTGACCATCGGTGAATGGCTTTGTCCAGTTGGTGCCGTGGGTCTCCATCTGTTTGATGATCGTCTCGGTGATCTGATTGAATTTGTTTGCTTGTTTCTTCACGTTAGAATCTCCTACTTGTTTCTCACTCTGATGATGTCCTGCGCGGTGCCTTGGACGCTGTAGCTTTGACCAACGAAACCGCCGCCAAAGTCTTTGCCTCGGTACTTCTGAAAGCCGATAGATTTTGCGATGGCGTGCGCTTCGTCGTATGTGTTGGCGAATGCCAGAAAATGGATCACGTAACGCGGGTTACCGTTTATATCGTTGTTGACTTTGAACAGGTCGTAACCTAGTTCTTCTGTCAGTTCGTCGTTTAGATATGCTTTGTTCAGCATAGGATTTCTCCGTTGGTTATAGAATTCGGTGGCCTGTCTCATCAGTGCATCGGGGCCAATCGATGCAGACCGCCGGAGCGGTTTCGACAGTTACTTAGGGGATCTTCGGTAACGCCAGTTGCTGCATGTGGCGAGAAACTCGTCCACATATATTCGCGCTTGTTTCAGTGCTCCCTGTTCCCCACGCTGAGCAATCGAGATACGAGTCGTTCCGATGTGCTCGTCATCTATGTATTTGAGGACATAGAAACGCTCGCTATCTTTCTCGATTCGCACGCTGTACTCGGTATTATTTAGGTAGCCGCCAAAGGTGCGGTCTGCTGTCACTACTTCATAGGTCATTGCTTACACTCCAAGTTCGTTAAGTATTCGGTCGAGTTCTTCCGTTGGTATTACCTTCGCCTCGACTAGGTCGGTGAGACCTGCGGTCTCGATTTCCTGCTCGATCATTAGATCCTCGAATGCTATGTGGTCATTTAGTTCCATGGATTTTCTCCGTTGTGTTTTGCTTTGTTGGTTCACTCGAAAGCACTAGCCCGATTGCTAGTGCGCTCTGGTAAAACAACATCTCTCGCAGTTCGTTGGCCGATGGCACGCTGTCGGGCCGGTCTAGCAGTGCTGCCCGTACGGGACTCACTTCACTAGCCGTTCAACCCTAGGCTTCAACACCGGTTTAGGCTGCACGCTTGTTATGCGCTGCTAGGCTTGCAAAAGGGTTTCCCCTACCGCTTCACTGGCTGCCCGTCCGGTACGGCAGTGTCGCGTCTATCTAGCACCAGAACTTGCCTAGTCTGGGAAGGTCACTCGGCAGCGCTGCCCGTTGCAGGACTCGCTTACACCCTGTTGAGTGGCGGGATTCAGTCGGCTCCCCGTCGCCGTTGGCATTCAAGAGATCACGAATCACGACGAACGTACCGCGAATTATGAGAAAGGGTTATATTCCTGTTGGTCATGATTCGTAAGTTGTTGTTTGTATTACGAAAAGTAGCCTGTGGGAATTTTGCCGATCAGGGTAAAAAGTGTTGACGAAGGCAGAGTTTACACGAAGCGCCACTTAATGTGGGTCGTTAGATGTGGTCTGTTTGTGGGGTATTTGGGGCTATAGGATTGGTGCCACTATATAGGGCGGTTCGGTGCAATGGATAAACTCACAAGTAAGCAGGAAAGGTTTTGCCAGTTAGTGGCTGGGGGCAGCGATCAATCGACGGCATATAGGGAAGCTTTCAATAGCACCGGCAAGGCATCAACGGTACACAGTGAGGCTAGTCGGCTGATGAAACTCCCCAAGGTTACCGCAAGGGTGGAGGCTATAACCCAGCAGAAAGTAGCTTCTATCGCACGAGTTGCCGTGAACGATAGGCAACTGGTAACGAATAAGTTAAGGGCTTGGGTAGAGGACGGTATCGATCCCAAAACTGGAGACGAACCAACACAGGCACAATTGCAAGCTGCACAATTGTTGGGCCGCACTGTTGCAATGTTTAGCGACAAGCAAGTAGTCGAAACAAACGATAGATCACCGGACGAGGTAGCCGCAGAAATAGAACGCAGGCTAGCCGAGGCTAACAGTGATCGTCAGACAGAAGGCAAACCGCTGCACTAAATACAACAGTTAGCATCACACGACCCACGAATCATAACGGTTAATGTGAGGGGTCGTTTTCCTGACGACTGGCTTACGTTGCGACACCCCCACCCCCCTGTACGCACACGCGCGTATGCATACATATACATAGTAAACCACACAAACGACTACCCCATTTTTCTGACAACTAACACATACCACGAATAGCGACCCATTTTTTGTATACTTTGGTGCCAGGAGTCCCAGGCCGCAAAAAAATTTTTAAAAAATTTTAGCGATAGCCTTGACATTCGTTGTCAAGTCGCAGAGTCTGCTAAAATGTCCTATAGTTGACTATAGATAGCTTTCGACCTAAAGGCTTACGACGGCCCCTGTGGGGTGGTCGGGGCCGATGCAGTATTCGAGATAGCTTTCAGATCGAAAGCTTTCTATCGATAGCTATCGACAAATCCCTTGGAGTGATTTTGTCAAAGCGGATTGACGCAAAGCTATTAGAAGCACTCCCTAATCTTCCGCTCGAAGAGCAGAAAGAAATCCTTTCTCTGTTAGAAGATCTCGAAGAGTCTGAGAAGCGGGAGGCTGCGCGTGACAGCTTCATGGGGTTCACCAAGTATGTATGGCCTGCGTTTATTGAAGGCAGGCACCACAAGATCATGGCAAGCGCATTTGAACGTGTCGCTAGTGGTGAATTAAAACGACTGATCGTGAATATGCCGCCGAGGCATACCAAATCAGAGTTTGCTTCGTATCTGTTACCTGCTTGGTTTCTAGGTCGCTTCCCGGAGAAGAAGATCATCCAGACTGCCCACACTGCTGAGCTATCTGTGGGTTTTGGTCGTAAGGTGCGAAACCTGGTCGATAGTGATGACTATAAGTCGGTCTTTCCGAGTTTAGGTCTGAGATCTGATAGCAAGGCTGCTGGTCGATGGAGCACCAGCAAGAACGGTGAATACTTCGCTATTGGTGTAGGTGGTGCCGTGACTGGTAAAGGTGCGGATCTGTTGATCATCGATGACCCGCATTCTGAGCAGGAAGGCCAGAGTGCAGATGCAGGCGTCTTTGATCGAGTGTATGACTGGTACACATCAGGCCCACGTCAGCGTTTACAGCCTGGTGGCGCGATCATTGTAGTGATGACCCGTTGGCACAAACGGGATCTGACAGGACAGATTATAAAATCATCGGTGCAGCGTGCCGGTGTGGATGAGTGGGAGGTGATTGAGTTTCCCGCAATCATGCCATCAGGCAAAGCCCTGTGGCCGGAGTTTTGGTCGCTAGAGGAGTTGACCGCGCTTCGTAATGAATTACCGGCACCGAAATGGAATGCCCAGTAT